TAAAGAATACTATGGCTACAGTAATGAAAAAGCGCGCCAGGTCCTTCCTCTCCTCTCATCCGATCAGTTAAATGAATTAAGGATGAAAGTATATAAAGGTGGAACAAAAAAAAGAAATTGAGTGGTCCCCTGCAGCAATGCTTGAGATCACCTTAAATGAGCCTGATGATTTCCTCAAAGTTAGAGAAACGTTAACTCGTATAGGAATTGCTTCTCGTAGGGAGAAGAAACTTTTTCAATCATGTCATATCCTACATAAACAAGGCCGCTATTTTATTGTACACTTTAAGGAGTTATTTCTCCTTGACGGTAAAAAAGCAAATCTTGAAGACACAGATGTTCTTCGTAGGAATACTATTACGCAACTTCTTAGTGATTGGGGTTTAGTACAATTAGCTATAACCACTAAACTTGAATGTGCGCCATTGAGACAAATTAAAATTATTCCACATAAAGAAAAGGAAGAATGGGAACTCTGTCCGAAGTATAACATTGGAAAGAAATGAATGCGTTCCTTAACGAAGACTTTCGTCAGGCTGTAAGAGATAGACTGCACTATCCATTTCCACAAAAGATATATGAATCCGATGTAGAATGGAATAGTGTAATCTATCTTTTAGACACCCATCCTGGTAAAAAGGATCTTAAGAGTAATGTTGAAAAACTCAATTTTAACTTACTTGGCCTGGAAGGGCGTAGCTCTGCGCCTGGGGTATCTCGGACCATTGTGGCTGATTTGCGATTTGCTTTTCCGAAGAACAAAATAACCAGTCAATTTTTTGGTGGATTAACTAAATTATCACGTAGCTTTGAAATCCATAAAGATAAGATGGATGTTTTATATTACCAGGCTATAGGTAACGTTGAATTCTCTATATGGGATTCCGAAGTAGATGCTCCTAATATAGAACGTAAAGTTGCTAGAGTTAGACATAAAAAAATAATGGAGCCTGGTGAAATGTGTTGGATTCCCCGTGGTACATATCATAGAATAATACCTTTACAATCAAGGGTTGCTTTATCATTTGGTGTTGAAGATGAACCGGATCCATCTACCTATGCCTAAAATTAGGGGTTTACATTTACGATAAACTGTGATAGAATATAAATATAATCGGATACTGCGCAAAGCGGGTCCATCTACAACCTTACTTTAACTAGGAGGTCATAAAAATGACACACAATTTTACTTTCCCACGAGGGGCATTCGTGGGTTTTGATCGTATCTTCGATGATCTTGAGCGGATGACAACTCAACACAAACAAGATCGTTACCCTCCACACAACGTGGTCCGGAATACTGAAGACGAGTATCTTATTGAACTCGCAGTGATTGGTTTCAAAGAGAAAGACATTGAAATCACTACACATGACGGTATTCTCACAGTGAAGGGGAATCGGGAGCAAAGACGCGATCAGGACCTATATGTGCATAAAGGAATCAGTGGTCGTAAATTCGAAAGGTCTTTTAGACTTTCAGAATTTGTAGAAGTCACTGGAGCTGATCTTGCGGATGGTTTGCTTACAATTCATTTGAAGCGCATCGTTCCAGAAGAAAAGCGTCCCCGTCTTATTTCAATTAACGGGGAAAAAACAAATGGCACAAGTTCACAACTTCTTAACGAGACTACTTCGTAACATCGAGATAGTTCAAACTGCTCGAGCAAAGCGTCGAATCAAAGCTTTAGGATTCATGCAAAATGTTGACTAAGGCTATTAATTGGTGGCGCTGGCAAATGCTTACGCCTGAGGAAAAATACCTTATGCGTTCCATAGATGTTTGCGATCTAGAGTATCGTACGAAGAAATTAGTGTATGGTTATAGGCCACGCTAATTAACCTGAGGGAGGGGCTTTGGTCCCTCCCTTATAAGGACAAACAAAGGACTAATATATAACTTTGTAATGAGTTATCCTTCTGAAACATTTTGTGCTTTACCTTGGATGCATTTGTCTACTCGACCTAATGGACACATGAGGGTTTGTTGTACGGCAAATGCATCTGGTGTAGCTGTAAATAAAGAATCAACTAATAAGAGCGTATCAGAGGCTGGTGTTCTTCGTCGCGATGACGGGAAACCAGCTAATCTTGCTACTACAGGCCTTATGGATTCGTGGAATAACGAATACATGAAAGGTGTACGTCGTATGATGTTGAATGGAGAGAAACCACAATCTTGTATGAAATGCTTTAAGGAAGAAGAAGCAGGCCATAGATCTAAAAGGATGTGGGAAACGGATAAATGGATAAATGAGGTAGGTATTGATGATATTATCGCTGATACGAAGAAAGATAGGTCTGTCCCCGCTCGCATTCGATATATTGATCTTCGCCTTGGTTCTAAATGTCAGTTGGCCTGTGTTATGTGTTCTCCACATGACTCGAGTTCATGGGTAAAAGAACATAGACAAATATGGCCTACACTTGAAAATGCCAATTTAAAACACAATATGATGTGGGAGAAAGACAGCGGTAAGCTGGCTTGGGCAGGTGGAGCTTATAATTGGCATAAGAAAAACGATACATTTTGGGAAGAACTTAATTCACAACTACCTTACCTGAAACAACTGTATTGGGCAGGCGGTGAAGCACTTATTATGGACGAGCACTATGATTTCTTAGAAGAGATTATAGACCGTGGATATGCTTCTGAAATCGAACTTAGATATAACTCAAATGGATTGGAATGGCGTAATGACTTATTTGATTTGTGGTCTCATTTTAGGCGTGTTATCTTTCACTTCTCAATCGATGACATTGAGAAAAGGCTCGAGTTCGTTCGTTACCCAAGTGATTGGAATAATGTGCGCCGCAGTATTCACGCTTTGGACAACTATCCTCATTCTAACTTATCCCTAACTACTGCTTGGACAGGTATGGCTATCAACCTGTTCTATCTTCCTGAGTTTATTAAATGGAAGATGACATCTGGATTTAAAAATCTTAATCGATATCCTGCTGGCGCAGGCGTATTCTCATGTCATCTTGCCTATTGGCCACCACAATTAAATGTAAAGGTGCTGCCAGATTTTATGAAGAAACAGGTTAGAGAAAAGATATACGATGATCTTATCCCTTGGATGGAAACAAACTGGGAACTTATTTGTGGTGAAACCGATTATCAAACATGGAGATCAGATCCGTATGGAATCAAAAGGATTGAAGGTTTGGTTAGCTTCATGGAAGCTGAGGATTGGAGTAATAGATTACCAGAGACTGCCGAATGGTGCTATAAGGTTGCTGAGCACAGAGGCATTGACTTTGGTGAAGTCTACCCTGAATATGAATGGTTGGAAATGTATCTTTAGGGGTTTACAAACACACTCATATGGTGTATAATAGTATATCTAATTGGAGGTATCATGTCTTTCTATACATCAGTTGACCGCTATGGTTCAAACATTCTCTATCGCGGCTATAATGAGAATGGCGTAGCAATTAAAACAAAATACAAATTTTCACCAACTCTATACGTACCATCCAGCGAAAATCAAGGATGGCGTACACTTGGTGGACAGCAAGTCGCTCCTATAAAATTTGATACTATGCGTGAAGCTAAAGAATATGTTGAAATGTATCGTGATGTTACTAACTTTCAAATATTCGGTAACGAACGATATATCTCACAATTTATTCAAGACAAATTTCCTAATGAAATTAAATTTGATCCAGCTCTAGTAAACATAGTTAATATTGATATTGAGGTAGCATCTGACGAAGGATTTCCATTCCCTGAAGATGCTAAGCATCCTATTATATCAATTGCCCTTAAATCTTCGAAATCAAGTATGGTTCGTGTCTGGGGCTTAGATGATTATAGTTCCAGTGATAATGAACTTGGCTTAAATTTCGATGATATTCTATATGTCAAGTGTAATTCTGAAGAACATCTTCTTGTTAAGTTTATGAAATATTGGACTGAAAACTATCCGGATATTATTACTGGTTGGAATACAGAGTTCTTTGATATTCCTTATCTTATTAATCGCATTGTAGTTCTAGGTCATCCTGACGCAGCTAAACGTATGTCCCCTTGGAATATGGTTGAAGCTGGTACAACAACACGTAATGGAAAGAAAGATCAATACTATCGTATTACTGGTATCCAACAAATCGATTATCTTAAACTTTTTCGTAAGCTTGGATATAGTTATGGTGCTCAGGAATCCTATCGCCTTGATCACATAGCATATGTAGTATTAGGTGAAAAGAAATTATCGTATGAAGAATATGGTAATCTCTATACGTTGTACAAAGAAAATCATCAAAAGTTTATTGACTATAATATCAAAGACGTACTTTTGGTTGATCGTATCGAGGAGAAGATGGGGTTGATCCAACTAGCCATGACTATGGCCTACAAAGGTGGTGTTAATCTAACTGATACGTTTGGTACAACTGCGATATGGGATTCTATTATTTACCGTGAACTTATTAAAGATAAAATTGTTCCACCAATTGGTCAAGTAGCTCCTAAGAATCCTGATTACATGATAACTGGAGCTCAACCTAAGTCGACTACTGGATCATCTAATGGCGCTGCACGAGATCTTTCTGTTAAGGAATCATCCTCATTTGCTGGTGGTTATGTTAAAGATCCACAAGTTGGTAAACATGACTGGGTGGTATCATTTGATTTGAATTCTCTTTATCCTAATATTATTGTCCAATATAATATGTCACCTGAAACTCTGGCTAGTGGTCTTTTACGATCTGGGGTTGAATATTGGATGGACAATAAGCCAGAAGCTCATGGTTATGCAGTAGCGGCCAATGGTACCGTGTACACGCACGAGCGTCAGGGTATCATACCTCGAATTGTTAAAGACTATTATGAAGAACGTACAATTATCAAACGTAAGATGCTTCAAGCTCAGCAGAAATATGAAACTGAAAAAACATATGAAATTGAGAAAGAGATATCACAGCTTGAAAATCAGCAAATGGCTATCAAAATCCTGTTAAACTCGATGTATGGTGCCCTTGGTAATAAGTATTTCAGATACTTTGATGTGTCTATGGCTGAAGGTGTAACTCTTACTGGCCAGATGACAATCAAGTGGGCAGAGCGTACTATGAATAAAGCAATGAACAAATTGCTTGATACTGATAAAGATTACGTTATTGCTATTGATACCGATTCTATATACGTTAACTTTGGTCCATTAGTTGAAAAGCTATCACCAAAGAATCCAGTTCAGTTTCTCGATAAAGTATGCCAAGAACATTTTGAACCTATTATGACTAAATCATATGATGATTTATTTCAACATATGAATGCCTATGAGAATCGTATGGTCATGGCTCGTGAAGTTATCGCAGATCGTGGTATATGGACAGCAAAGAAGCGATATATTCTTAATGTTCATAATTCCGAAGGTGTACAGTATGCTGAGCCTAAACTCAAGATGATGGGTATCGAGGCTATTAAGTCCTCGACTCCTGAAGTATGCCGTGACAAATTCAAAGACATATTCAAGCTTTTAGTAAGTGGTACTGAAGCTGAAGCTCAAGATTTCATTTCTAAATTTAAACGTGAATTTTCAAGTCTTCCACCTGAGCAAGTTGCATTTCCACGTGGAGTTACTAAAGTCACCGATTGGAAAGATCGCAAGACCATATATAAGAAAGGTACTCCTATTCACGTACGAGGTTCGCTTATTTACAATAAGCTAGTTGTTGAGAATTCTCTTGATCAGAGATATGAACAAATCAAAGATGGTGAAAAGATCAAGTTCTGTTATATGCGTATGCCTAATCCTGTTCGTGAAAACGTGATCTCATTCCCGTCTTATTTGCCACCTGAGCTCAAGTTACATAAATATGTGGACTACAATAAACAATTCGAAAAAACTTTTATTGAACCACTCACATTGATACTTGATGCTATCGGTTGGAGTGCTGAGGCTAGATTTGACCTTGAAGAAATCTTTGGATAGTTTACTTTTAAGTCCAGATATGTTATAATATACAAAATGGAGATATAATATGAGTACAAATTGGGTACGTGACATCAGTTCGATGCACTTAAAGATGGGAGTTCATGGTTGGCTCCGTAATAATCTAAGACTACGCAAACATGGCACGCCGGCTGAGAAAGAAGAAGCCAAGGAAGTTATGAAAAAGTTCCTTGAGTTTCGAATGAAGTTCCTTGATGAGGAGCTTAATGAAACTAAAAAAGCAGTGGCAACAAATGATCCAGAAGAGATTGTGGATGGTCTTATTGATCTATGTGTTGTTGCTATTGGTACACTTGATGCCTTTGGTATCAATGCGCATAAAGCTTGGGATCAAGTCCATAATGCTAATATGAGTAAACAACCTGGTGTTAAGGAATCAAGACCTAATCCACTTGGGTTACCAGATTTAATTAAGCCTGAAGGTTGGGTTGGTCCAAGCCATAAGGATAACCACGGTGATTTCAGCAACATTATTTAAAAATATCTTTGATAATGAAACCCATCGCAAATTGGAGCTTTCGGATTTTGATCAGTTCGAAGAGCTTCTTTTTGTTTTGTCCAATGTGAATAGAAAGGGTAAAAAGGATGCTGAACTTATTTCGCCAGCTATATACAAAGCTAATACAACTAGGGCCAACGACAACGTCATTGGTTGGGCAGGTTGGTGTGCTATTGATGTTGACGATTTTACTTTTGAGGGAAACCTAAGAGATGAACTCCGCGACAGATTTGGTGATTATCGGTATGTGTGTTATTCTACCGCTAGTAGCACACGTGATCTACCTAAGTTTCGTCTTGTATTCCAACTTACGGGACAGGTTGAAGCGGTGCGAATCAAACATTTCTGGTTTGCCCTCAATACAAATATCGATCAACTCGGAGATCGTCAGACTAAAGACCTCAGTCGCATGTACTATATACCAGGTAGGTATGCTAATGCTTACAACTTCTTTTTCAGTAATCTTGGTAAGCCTATTGATCCTGAAGAAATGATGGCTAAAGTACCTTATGCTGAAAAGACTGGTAACTCATTCCTTGATCGATTGCCGGATAATATGAAAGCTCAGGTTATTCAGTATCGTAAGGACAAGATGCAAAATACTAGTTTTAGTTGGACTGGATATCATGACTGCCCGTTCTTTCCAAAGAATTTAGCCACAGAATATCGTACTATATCTAATACTGGTTGGTATCATAAAATGTATCAAATTATGGTTGCCATTGCTGGTAATGCAATTAAAAATGAATATCCTATTACATCCCGTGAAATATCTGAAATGTGTCGACAACTTGACTTGGAAACAGGCAACTGGTACGAGAATCGTCCATTAGATAAAGAGGCTGATCGTGCTATAGAATACGTATACAGGAATATGTGATAATGAAAATAACTGAACGGCTGGATATTGTTGCTGATAATATGTGGAATCGTGGTAACTGGGGACCTGATCTTGATACTGTAAAAGATGCTAAAGAATACAT